GTATTGGTTTCGGTAAATCTATTGATAAAGAAGAGCCTACAAAAGATTTCTTTACTGAAGTAAAAACTGAAGACCTTGAAATGTTTGGATTTATACCAGAAATTCTAGGTCGTATACCGCTCATAGCGACACTTAACGAATTGACTAAAGATGAGTTGGTGTTTATTCTCACAAATGTTAAAAATAATCTCATAGAACAATATACGAAACTTTTTGAGTACTCTCAAATCGATTTAAATATTACAGATGAAGCTATTGATTTGATAGCACATGAAGCAATTGAAAGAAAGATTGGAGCTCGCGGTTTACGAGCTTTGATGGAAGAATTATTGCTAGAATATATGTTCGAACTAGAAAGTGCGGACATTGATAAAGAAGAAGCAGAAAGAATTCTGCTGAAAGGAAGAGAAAATGAAAACGACACCGCTCAGACCGTTTAGAGTCATACAAATTTTATCGTTTATATTAGGACCAATTTGTATGGTCGCATATTTCGATCCTATGCTAATCCTAGCAACTTTCGGATTTGCATGGGTAGTAACACAACTTGGAGATGCAGTATATCATAGATGCTTTGCACACAAGATGTATGAACCCAAAAATAGACCGATGAAATTGTTAATGCTGTTTCTAAGCTCATACACCGTATGGGGAAGTGCTATTGAATGGGCGTTACTGCATAGAGTCCATCACAAGTGGCCAGACACGGATGTAGATCCACATAGTGTAAAACTGCATGGTTGGTTTAATGTATGGACATTGAATTGGTACAACGTTGAGCATATGAAAGAAAGAAAATATGCTAAGATGATTATCGATTTGTTGAGAGATAAAGATCTCGTTTGGCAGCATAAGTATCATAACTACACAATGCTTTTCTGGCCAACACTTCTTGGCTCTGTTGCATTCTACCTTGGCTCGTTTGAATTCTTTGTATGGACTTACATTGTTCCACAATTCCATGCAAACTTCTTCTCAGGTATGTTAAATGTATTAGGTCATACTCATCCTCATTGGAAATGGGTAGGATTTGTATGTGCTGGTCATGGTGATCACGATCAACATCACTTGAATCAATCACAACACAAATACAATTGGGCTGACTTTACAGTTTATTGGACTCGACTTTTTGGTAAGAATTTTAAACGCGAATTAGTATAACCTTACTATGTTCACCCACATAGAAAAACAAGTTCATAAACTCGAGCGATTTGAAGATGAAGATGGTCGAAAATATCAAACACCTACTGGCGAAAAGTACCCAAGTATTACAACTGTTCTGGGAGAAACTTCTGATAAGTCTGCGTTATTTGCTTGGAAGAAGCGTGTTGGCGAAGAAAAAGCTGCAGCCATATCTCTCGCAGCTACGACACGCGGTACAGCAATGCATCAGCTTTGTGAAGACTACTTATCAAACGAACCCTTATCGGATGATAACGTGGCTGGCAATTTTATGTTTCTTGGAATTCGCCCTGCTCTTGACCGTATTGATAATGTAAGACTACTTGAAGCACCTTTATTTAGCCATTCCTTAAAAGTTGCTGGAACTGTAGATTGTATTGCAGAAATCGATAATGAACTTGCTGTAATCGACTTTAAAACTTCTAAAAAACCAAAGAATGAAGAATGGATTTCTGATTACTTCATGCAAGCGGCATTTTATTTCACTGCATACTATGAAATGTATAGCGAAATGCCAAAGAAGATTGCCATTCTCATATCAGTACAAGATGGTACACTTCAAGAATTTTATATAGATGGTAAAGATGTAATTCCGTGGGTCGAAAGACTTAAAAACAGGATTGCTATGTTTTACAATAAAGTAGAAGAAAGAAAGAATGGATGAGTGAATATATAGGACCAACAGATGTCAATGACATTCATATCAATCGCACTGTTCCATGGTTTCTGATGAGTTGCTATCTGTATTATCAAAAGAATACACAAGTTCTGTCAGATGAACAATTCGATATGCTATGTAAAAGAATGTTAGATAACTGGAAAGACATTGAACATCATCATAAACATTTCATCAAAAAAGCTGACCTTAAAGCAGGCACAGGTTTTGCTATCAATTGGAGAAAAGTTCCAACAATTGTAAAGAGTGCTGCTATAAGATGGAAAGATGTGGAAGAGAATGATGAGTGAATATATAGGACCAACAGATGTTGAAGCCGTGATGAATGATATTATCACCTTTTTCGAAACTTCTCAATCACCAGAAAAAGAAAAGCTTCGCATTCTTGAAATCATTGCCGAATATTATGAAGAACGCAATATGACTACAATGGATCAAATCCTTGGTCGTCTTGCTCGAGCAGCGATACAAAAATCGGCACAAATGGAGTTATTCGATGAGAAGAATTAGTGACAGTGATTTTGGCGTACAAATTAAAAAGTTGCCAAATGAAATTGAAGATATTGTAAAGCATGGCGGTGGTACATACATCGATGCAGTACTTGATATATGCGTCAAATATAATATTGAACCTGAGAGCATGAAGCAAATTTTACCGAAAGCAATCAAAGAAAAGATTGAACGGGATGCTCTTGAAATGAATATGTTGAAATATAAAATTAATACGGTAGCATGACACGATTTGGTTATGAGGTATACATTACATACCTTGCTTTACAAAGACATTTCTCAACTGATTATGATTTTTTTAAATACAATGGAAAAGTCAATGCGAGTACTGATGCCTATCAAAAAAGGCAAGATGTCTATTCATTTGAAAAGCTTACCAAAATCATAGAGAAGAAAGACTTAGTAGATTTCTTTTTATCGCATTTTCTTGAAGATCCTAAATGTTGGATCAGAAACATGTCAAAGGTAAAAATGGAAGAATACCAAGCACACTTCAAGAACCTTCCAAAAAAATTTAAAGAAGATTTATACACGATAAAACGAGCAGGCCCACCTGATTGTCTGATGGTTGCTCATGACCGTATTCCGCTTATACATAAAAAAGTGATGGAAGACGAAATAAATCTTGAAACCGTAGTATTATTAGATCAGCTGTTCCCGTTTCTTCAGAAGCACGAACAGGTTTGTCAGTTACCATTTGTATGGCCTGACTATATAAGAAAAGTAAAGAATTATAGTCCATTTGTTTTACAGAAACTTGACTATAAATATTATGAAGACATTGCTCGCGATGTATTCATGTCCTAGGAAGACTATAAACTCAACTTCGACGAAACGGAGAAACTATGAATGAAAGAGAACTCTCATGCTCGTTGTAGCTGAACCAAGAAGTGGTGCTACAAAGTTCTGTCAAGACTTGGCAGATAAGCACAATCTTAAATTTGAAAACGAACTTGCAGCATTTCACATCAAGGATTTACACTTTGATGGGAATCATGACATCAAAGAATTTCATGAAGCTGGTAAATTTGATTTCTTAGATTTCCAAACATTTAATGATATGCATGAAAACATGGATGACTATGTTGTACTCATGAATCAATTTAGTAATATGCTTGGATTTGAACGTGCAGACCACTTTATCATGCGTAAATCCACAAAGGATTCTTTATTAAGTTGGGTTAACTACCAACTAAAACTATGGCATCTTGCCATGGGTAAGGAACCACGTGGTATGGGTAGTGAACACCTTGCATTTGCTCGTAGAATGAGCATTCAAGTAGTTCGCTCTAGTTATATGATATCACAGTATTGTTTATCGAAAAATATCACACCAATTTGGTATGAACAATTAGAGTATTCAAAACCTGTAAATACATATTACCTTGACAAACTCGTAAACAAAGATGAAGTGGTGAATATGGTAAATCTACTACTTGAATCAGCAAACATTGAACCTATCAAAAAACAACTACAGGAGAAATAACATGTCTTTTGATGACTATCTAAAAAATCGCACCGCTCAGTTTGACCAACTGGCACAATCGCTTAAACAAAACACCGAAACTAAATCATATGATGATGACCGCATTTGGAAAGCTCGTATGGGTAAAGATGGAACTGGCTATGCCGTAGTTCGATTCTTACCTGGTAAAGATCCAAGTAAAACACCATGGGTAACTGTATATGACCATGGTTTCCAAGGTCCTACTGGTAAATGGTATATTGAAAACTCTCTTACCACTATCAGTCAAACTGATCCAGTTTCAGAATATAATTCCAAACTTTGGAATTCTGGAATTGAAGCAAACAAAGAAATCGCACGTAAGCAAAAACG